TGACTGGCAAGCGGGCTGCATTCACATATCCTTCAACGATGACGCCTACCGGCTGAGGACCTTCGCTGACGTCAACATCATTAATGGTTACACCGACTGCCGTTGCATCGTTCTTTGGATAGATAGAACCTGCTGGCAATACACCTTTTACGACACCATCAGTTGAACTGTCGGCTTGGTGAGTGAATGAAACGAATTTCTCGCTATCCAAGAAGTTGATCTCAGATGCGGTTACCTTTTTACCTGCGTACATAAAAGTACCTCCTTATTTTTGTTTCCATGGGTCGTTGACAACTTGGCTCTGCTGATTCCGTTGTTTAGCAAATGCCGCGCCCGGAGTCTCCACCTTTGACCCGTGATCCTTTGGCGTGCTGCCCTTAAGCAACTCTTGACGAACACCTTCAGCCACTGCCTGATCATGCGCAATGAGCCACTTTACATTCGACTCAGTAGATTCTGCCTCTGGCGTTACAACGTGCTGCAAATCGTCCTCAGTGACTGTCAGCTTGGCGTCTTCAAACATCGATCGAGCCTGTTTGCCCATCTCGTATGTGGCAAGTTGTGACTTGAGTTCGTCTCGCTCTTTTTGAGCCTTTTCTAGCTCATAGTCCTTCTTCTGGTCGGCATTCATCTTGGCCAGCTTTGCGGCCTCGTCAACAGCAGCTTGTTTCTCCTTCTCGGCACGAGCAAGACGTTTTTTAACAATATCGTTGACTTCCTCGTCCGTGTAGGTATGCCGATCAGAGCTTTCATCAGAACTGTCTTGGCCATTTTCCGAGTCTTGAGCGTTGGCGTCATTGTCACTTTGAGATTCGCCGTTTTGCTGGTTCTCTTGACTACCGTCAGCACCAGTATCTTCAGCGAAAAATTGCAAATTCATTGGCATTAAAATCTTAGGAATCATGTTCAGAACTCCTTCCACAGCTTTTTAGACGGATCAGGCTTGCGTCTTAATTTACCGGAGCTTTTATAGTCGATCACGCTTGGACTTGATGGCATAAAAATAGCCGCTTGCTGCGGCTTACAAAAATCCTTTACAGCGTTGTGCGTCTCTAGATCGTTTATCAAGCTCGTGTTTGATCGGCACCGCCAATTTTTCGACAAGCAATTTACCATCTACCGAACGCCCAGATGGTTCGTACGTTTCTTCGAAAATGTCAGGCTTGCACGGATAGAATTCGCCATGAACCCCCTTGATAATGTAATCATTCTCATTAGCGAGAATATTACCTTCCAAAGTGGGAATTATGAGCCCTATCTTTTCTCCAGAATCAGATTCAACGCCTTTGTCCGAATAGCAGCCATGCACTCCTTCAGGGCCCCATGGCAATTGGACAAAATCACAAATCTCACCCCAATTAGCCCAAGTTAGCTGAACAGCTTCAATTTCAACAGGCTTCTTACGATATTTCATTGCATTTCCTCCTAGATTAGAAACTATATTCTTGCTTGATGTCGTCTATACCATGCACATTGGCAGCAAGTTTAATGACAACTTTGGTATGATCGCCGACCTTTGAATCAATGTTCATATCAATGACACCTTCAATACGTTTGCCGTTAAGATATGGGCCATCATCTTTCAGCTCAATAACGCTTAGGTGGGGACCTAGCACGTTACCAGATGTCGATTTAGTGTCGCCAGTAAATGACAGTCCCATATAATTGGCAAGTGTTGCATTGTCGATTATCATCGGTTTCCCGTTGACATATAAATTTCCATTCTGGATAGTCACATTGTCATCGCATCGATTGTATGCGTTCAGGATAAGCGCTCCCAGCTGATAATCTTTGATACCATTAGCCTCTGCCGACAAATCAAGCAACCTTTTCTTAATGTCTTCACGTGCTTTCAAGTCTTCCGGGTTCATGACAATACCTCCTTGATCAGCTCAGGGTTCTGCTTGGCTAACATGCGTAATGCATGCGCCATATTGTCCACAAGCATTTCATCTTCGCACTGGTCATTAAGACCACGTTCAGACAAGATGGCGTGAATGATCTCGTGTAGCAATGTAACCTTGACGTTGCCTTCATTAATCGAGTCCGATACTTTAATGGTCTGATTGTTGTAGTTGCACGCACCAATAATATTGTCTGGTGAAAGTACTTCTTTTTGAAGTTCATCTGAGCTTGCGGTTGATACTGTATATTCAACGTCATCAATCAATACTTTTTCTGGCAGCTTCATTGTTTCCTCCTACTCATCGTTAGCTTCATCGCCCGGTGCATATGCTGCAATGGAACATCGGCAGTTGGGGTGAGCTGGAATATCTGGCACATCGTCTACACAATAAATGCCTCTACCAGTTCTGCCACCTTCTGAAATCTCCTTGCACACATCACACGCGCTTGGTTCAGCCACCCATTTGCAATAGTCATAGCCAAACTTATTAAAGCTATCTAATTGCGCCTGTGTTTGAATCCGAGCTGACTCAGTACGTGCAATTCGTTCTGTCACATAGCGGTGATTGTTAACCGTTTCTGCCACTTGACCGCGTAACTTGCGAGCAATCTTTAGTGGGCTCTGTCCTTGAATGGTGGCGGCAGTCAATAGCTCATCCAGTTCAGCTTTAAGAATGTCTTGGTTGATCCAAATGCGTTGTGAGAAGGTGTAATCTCCCTCTCGTTTGGAGAGCAGCTTGGCTAAATCAGTGTAGCCGCCCTTAGATACCGTCTCTCCAAGTATTCCTGCTTGCCGTTTGATCTCGGATTGATAATCCTTACTCAGCTTGGAAACAAGATCAGCGTTCACTTTCATGTGTGCATCAAGCATTTCTTGACCAATCTCACTCTTGAGCATTTCTAAGCGATTAATGCGCATGGTAGCGTTGTATAGCTTGAGACGATCATTGACATCCTTGCTGAAGTCGGAATATTTGACCGGTTCGCCGTTGTACATCTTTCTAGCATCATCGACAATCGACTTTGCTTCCGCTTGATAAGCTTTAATATCGGTGACCATCACTGCTTGACGCGCACCGGCCATACCGTCGTTGCTATATGCGGCATACTTGGCAAGCTCTGAGTCAATATCCTTTTGAATGTTGGTTAAAGCTTTGTCAAAATATTCCTGAATTCGGGCATTGAACGCCTCGTCATTCTTAAGGTTCTCGACAATCCATTTCCGTTCAGCGGCCGTTCGCTTATTCCAGTAGGCAGAATTACTCGCTATCTGTTGTTGAGTCGTTGTTGTCATCATTGCCACCACCATTCAGCAATTTCTGGAAGTCCGGGCTTGACGGGCTGTTAGTAGCAGCGTCTTTTGCTTTCTGGGCGATCTCATCAGCGATGCGTTTCATTTCGGCCTTGGGATCATCGACAAATGATAAGGTGCTAAGCATAGTCTGATCTGATACAAGTCCTTTGAGCTTAGAAGCCGCGTCCGCTTCGTCGGTAATGTTCTCCGGAAGATTTCGCGTGAATGCGAAGTTAAGCTTTTGCCAGTCATCAGATTTACTTTCTGGAAGGATTGTCCCAACACTGAACGCGATCTTGTAAAGGGACCGGAGTGACTGTGTGAACTTACGATCTTGATTGGCCGCTAGGTTCCTCATTGGTAGCAATTTGTATTGCAATGCAACACCAGAGCTATTGCCGCTGAATGCTTCATCGTTCAAGTTTGCAACCATGCTGATCTGATAGATCATGCTGATGAGGCGGTCAATGAGGTGCTCTTGAATGGCATCGCCATCAGGTTTGGTCAGAAATTCAGCTACGCCTTGAGCAGAATCAGCGTCTGGAGCATAGATGATTTGGTTGCCATTAAGATCGAGTTTGGGGTTGCCGTCATCGTCCTCATCGAGTTTCAGGCCTTTGAGAACCAAGTACGCATTGTCAAAATACTCATTCTGGTTCGCCTTCTGGCTTAGTACCTTGTCTAAGGCATTGATGAGCGTTTCAACGTTCTCAAAGATGCCTTGTCGCTCGGTGTTCATGAAGAACTCAACTGCTGGAATCTCGCTAAATGGATTAAATCCGGCCGTTCCTTCAAAGCGAACCATATCAAGGCCGTATATTCCGTCTTTCAGATACACCTTGCCAGTTAGATTGTTGTCTTCATCATGCCAATACATGACAAACGCAATGGCTTTGTGCGCTACCGTGTCGTCATAGACAATGAATGAATTGATAGGCGAGCTGTACGCAATACATGTCTTGCTGTCTTCGTCCTGGTACAAAAAAGCAAGCGCCCGTCCGTAAATGGCTGCTTGCTTGCTGATCTCGCTTAATTTGTCCTGAACGCTGTTTGTGTCGTTCCACTCTTGCAGCACAGTATTGTCCTGTTTGTTGTCGAGCATGATCTTTGGTGGAATGCCAATGTAAAAACCATTGTAGGTATCCACGATATAGTGAGCCAAGTTGCCAACAAGACGATTGTCTGGCCCGTGGTCCTTTTTCGCATCATCAATAATCTGGTGCTGGCCGAGATACATTTTCTTTGCTGGAAGATACTTGTTTGTAGCTAGATCATCATTGGCGGTAATAAACGCATTGATGTCATCGCCAGTCAGCTCTTCATCGGTCGGAAAAATAAACACATCTCCGTCTGTGATTGATCCTTTACCTTGAACTGTTAATATGATGGCCACCTCCTTAGAAGTATTTGCTTGTGTTCTTGAACGTGTGAGCTGTATTTCTCCGTTTGATTACCTGCATGACAAAATATCTCATGGCGTCCATTGCGTGGTCATGTGCCTAACCACTTTGTCTTCACCCTTTTGACTGGCCTTGTCATCCCACACATAAGACGCGAACTCTTTGAACAGATTAGTTAGCCCAGGTGTGAACTTGATCTCACCAGAGTTCATAGCTGTTTGCGTTTCTCTAATGCCGTTTAGCACATCGTTATCAGCTTTAATAACTCGATACCGGCTTTCTCTCAACTTGGCAATGAATGAAGCCGCTGAAGGGTCAACAATCACTTCACAGCGTATGTCACCGACAAATTGGCTAAAATCCCGAGCGTATTCATCATCTGTCTTCTGTCTGCTGCTATGCCGTCCATCGTAGTAATACTCTTTGAGGCAATACCAAACAGAGCCACATTTCCCCCAAAGCAAGAAAGCTGTGGGGTTCTGTGTGCCATAGTCAACACTGACATAGTATCGGCTTGGCTGCTGGCTTGGATTGCTGACCATCTCGTCTTTATTGAAGTTGTCGTAGACAATTCCATCAGCCAGAACCCATTGCCCCAGAATGTATCGCTGGTAAAACACTCCTGAGTACATATGTTCGTATCTGTCAATAACTTCATCGCTCAGGCTTGGATTGTCCGTCATCACAAAGTGGAGACGCAATGCGCGTTTATCGTCTGCTTGATCAATCCAATCAGTCTTGAACCAGTGATACGGACCCTCTGGGTTCATATTGAACCAGTATTTGCCGCCAGTAACGGAAACACGCGCTGTCGCTTGATTGACAAACGACTGTGGCATGAGAGCTGCTTCATCAAAGAACATTCCGGCAAGTGTGATCCCTTGAATCAGATCTTGGCTGCTTTCATCTTTACCGCCGAATAAATAGTAGAGGTTGGTTCTTCCATCAAGGCTGATTTCCAGCATGTTTTCTGAACGCCGATCCACAACCGAGAATCCCACTTGTTGCAATGTTTGTTTGAGTGGCCTGATAACATTTCGACGCAATGATCCAATGGTTTTGCCGGCAATGCCAAATTGCTCGCGGTCAAACATAATCATGCTCCATAGAACATAGCTGATCGACATTGCAAACGTCTTTCCGGAACGCACAGCACCATCAGCAATGATAGTCTGCTTGTCTGGATAGCGGCGCCACCAGTTGATGATGTCTAACTGTTTCCCTTTGAATTGATCAATCGGAGTTGTCATTGACATCACCACCCTTTGGAATACTCTCATCAATTGCTGCCAAAAGCTTGTTCAGTCCTCCATCTTGTCCTTCTGGTGTGCGATAGGCGCTGGCCTTGGCTTCCATGATGTCAGCCTCAGCTTCAGACTTGCGAACGTCAGCCTTAGTTTTGGCAATATCAGTAATAATCTTCGTTAGCTGAGCATTGAGCAGCTCATCATTACCAGGGTAACGCTTTAACAATTCGCGTCCTGCTGCCATGCGGTCTTTGATGCTTGGCTCGTTTTCAACAGCATCTGCACCGTCTGGAGTGCTAACTATAATTGTCTCTTTTGCCTCTCCACGGAGAACGGTAGTGAAGTATTGAAGCACCTCAGCAGCCTTGGCAATCTTGTCAGATTCTAGGCGTTTCATGCGTTCGTCGATGGCAGCTTTAATGTTAGGTTTTGTTAGGTTTTCTGCACCGGCAAACCTAGCCGTTCTTTTGCTGTATCCTGCTTCTAGTGCCGCTTTGGTGGCATTGCTATCAGCAATATAAGAATCAACGAACTTCTTCTGTTTTGCTGTCAGTCGCATTACATATCACCACACCTCCCACATTGAATTTGCTTGTCAGAGTCATTTGCTTTTGAATTTTCTTTTTCGATGGTTGTACAGCCAAAACGCCGAGAATATTAGGACAATGTATACAAGCGTCCCTATTGTTGGCAAGAATACGATTACCCAGTTATTAACGATGAGCCCTAATTGATTTAGGACAATATAGATTAGCTGAATGAGAACCAATAGCATTATTTCCATGTGCTATTTTCCCTCCGTGTATTGTTTGATCTTGTCAACCTGCAAGTCGCACCATTCATCATGTGTGCCGTCTGCTTCGTAGATTGTTACGACTGGCATTGATCGATAGCCTAGCTTGCGGAACCGCTCGTAGTCGTCCGCGTCTGCCGTGATGGTTCGCACTGGCATGACTCGTGACAGCTTGAATACTGTTCGCCGACACTTTTGGCAGTGCGGCTTTGTGTAGATGATTGCTTGCATGTGTTTCTCTTCTCTCGATAGTTTCTCAATGATTGATCGCTCTGTGTGGCTTACATATCCGTAACCGACTCGCTTCATCGCATTAGTTGAGTTCATAAGTACACCTCAATCGCGTGTCGTCATAAACGAACGCATACAGCAAATGCTTGCCTGTGGTGAAGCCATTCTTAATCTCATAGGGATCATTTGGCTTTGCTGTTCCAAGCTGGCGCCACATAATGCCACGATCATCTTTAAACCGCTCGCTATGATAGTGGCCTGAGTGAAGTTCGTATGTTTTTGCCATATTGAATATCTTTTTGTACTCAAATGGAAAAAGCCCTGTTAGCTTGTCCTTGGCTACATCTCCATGGGCGATCATAATGCCAACATGCCCTAGCAAGTATGCGCAGCGCCAGTCGGTTGCCAAATTGCTGTCATTGAGATCAACATGTACTTGTGGATAGCGATCTATCAGCGCATAAAGAAAAGCGTATTCGAGATCACCTGAATGGTTACCGAACACGCTCTTGATTGAGACGCGATTGCTATATTCAATTGCCAGCGGAATAATCTGATCAAACAACTTCACAGCATCATGGAATGCCTGACGCATGTTTGCGTGATCTAGTTGCGTTCCTCTGACCGTTTGTGTTACATGAATCTGATCACTATGGAACAGATCTCCCAATTGCTCGATCACAATCTCGTTGTAGCCGTCCATGATGATCTCTCTGAGTTGACTCACCATGTCTTTTAGATCGGCGAATGTTGTCCAGCCAAAGTGCAGGTCAGGCAATGGGATGACTAAGTTGCGATCGCCCGATTTCTTCATGCCGTAATTGACCGGAATGATTTTGTCGTTGAACGCTTCAGCCATTTCACTTATCGATAAGCCTTGTTTCGGCTTTACGCGAATATGAATGCTGTACTGCGGAACTGTGCCGTCTTCGGTACTATGCTGCTCATACACTTTGTAGTCGCCTAAGACCATCTCGAACTTATCAGGATCGTATCCACACAACTCCATCAAAGTTCGTGGGTCTTTATTTGGCTCATGCTTGAGTCTCATTAAGGCCGTGACTGTTTGACTACCATCAGCATTAAGAGCGACTTTTCTATCAACGGGTTGGCTCTTTCTATTTGTTTTCGCTGAATCGTATTCATTCTTCAATGGCTTTTGGAACTCGATGCCAAGCCGTCTTGCTTTGCCTTGAAGCGCATCGTAGCTAATCCCGAGCTTGTCGGCTGTCTCGCGTCTGGTAAAGCCTTCAGAGGCGAGTTTCCTAATGTCACTGATTTGTTCATCTTTCCATTGCATCTACTCGCCTCCTGAAATATAATAGCCGTGAGCCACATGTGACCATGGTGCTCTTTTCATTTTTATTCCTCAGGCTCTCGGACTCGTCCCCGAGAGCTTTTTTATGTGCCTATTATA